CCTACCAGCCGCCTACCGAGACCACGACCCACCAGCGGAGGCCCGCCAGGTGGATCCACGGTAGAGCGAGCGCGCTGAACCTACATGCAGCCAGCTGCACACCCGAAACCAAGACGCCGAGTCGTCGAGGCGGCACCAATCTACGCCGAACGCGACGCAACCAGGTACGCAAGGGACGCGGCTCGAAGGAGATTGAGGGCTACGGTTCTCGAGCGCCTGCTGCATTCTAAGCACGGGGACGGTGAGCATCTGCGCTAGTACGACGCCCAAGACTTGAGGCAACGTGGCAGAATTCTGGATCCGGATAGACACCGGCGACGCCAGACACCTAGCCGAAAAGCTCCACAAGCTCGCACACCGGGGCGTCCCATACGCCACCCGGAACACGCTGAATGACCTCGCGTTCGAGGCTCGCAAGCGCTGGAAGGGAGAGATGGAGGAGCGGTTTATCCTGCGCAACCACTGGACAGTGGGCAGCGTCAGGGTGGACACGGCCAAGGGAACCATTCTAGCGACGATGCAGAGCCGAGTGGGCAGCATAGCCGACTACATGGGGCTGCAGGAGAGGGGCGGGACGAAGACCGGTGGAAAGCACGGTGTTCGCGTCCCTACCGCAGTAGCCGCCGGGCAAGGGGTTGGAACGAGACCGCGCACGAAGCAGGTGCGTGGCCCCAACAGGATGTCAGCAATCCAGCTGGCGAAGGTCAAGCAACGCTCAGGATCGAGCAGCGGCCAACAGGTTGCAGCAGCAGTCAGACAGACCATCGCAGCAGGTAAGCGCTTTGTCTTCCTCGAGTCCGACCAGGATCGGCAGGGCATGTACAAGCTCGTTGGCGGCAAGCGCAAGCCTCGTCTGCAGCTGGTCTGGGATATGTCAGCTGGCGCAGTGCGAGTGCCTTCGACGCCCACACTCTGGGACGCGACCAACGAGACGCGCAGGCACCTGGAGGCCTTCGCGGTGCGTCGCATCCGAGAGCAGCTTCGCCTGGCAGGCATATCAGGCTAGCTGACCAAGGCTCACATTATGTCGGTCGTCCAGTCGAAAACCTCACGGGTCCTGTGGCCTGGAGGGGGCCGGACGGCGGTTTTGAGTGGAGACCGCCCCCCTCGCGCAAAAAGTTTGCCTTTTGGCCGAATTAAACCACCGGGCCGGCCCTGGGGTTAAGCCAATCGACTTAACGGCCAGTTAACAATGAGACTCGCTTCTAGGGCGGATTTGGCACGCCTTAAGGGTGTTTCCAATGCCGCAGTAACCATCGCATGCCGCGGAGCTCTGTCGGCCGCCTGTGTGGGAGACCGGATTGACCTCGACCACAAGGCCGTTTCTGACTACATGGCCAAAGGTCGAGGAGTCGACCCGAAGCCTGATCCGGTCAGGAAGCCAGAGGCGAAGCCGAAGCCGGCCAGTGTCCGGACTCCACCAGTAGAGCCTCGGACTCCTCGTCAGCAGCCGAGCGGTGGAGCTGGTCGCAAGCGTCGCTCTAGCGCCACGGCGACTGTGCAGGGGTCGGAAGCCGACGCCCCACAGCTCGACGAGAACGGGTTCGCACCGGAGATTGAAGACCTTGTCGCGCGCGAGATCGCGGAGCGATACGGCACGAGCCGGCAGTACGTCGACTGGCTCGACGCCTACCAAAAGCAACAGCGCGCCCGAGACCTGTGGCTGAAAAACCAGAAGCTCGAAGGGCAACTAATCGACCGCGAGCTCGTGTCGAACCACGTTTTCGGGTTCATCGACGCGGTCTTCAAGCGGCTGCTGATTGACGCCTCGAAGACGCTAGCGGCGCGCGTCCAGAACCTGACCAGATCCGGGGCTTCGATCGAGGAAATAGAGCGAGAAGTCCGAGGAATCCTCAGTACCCAGCTGGCCCCCATGAAGGCAACGGCGGCTCGGGTGCTGCGCAACGCATGAGCAAGATCGACCCAACGCTATCAGCCTCCGAATGGCTTGCGGGGTTGTTTGACGCGCTCACCACCGAGATCGAAGTCCTGCGGCCCAGCGAATGGGCTGAGCAGAAGCGCTACCTACCGCCATCATCCACGAGCCTGCCAGGGTTCTACTCGTTCGCGGTAACCCCGTACATGCGGGAGATCGTGGACTGCTTCGGGGTTGAGTCCCCGATCCGCGAAGTTGCCCTGATGAAAGGGGTTCAGATCGCGGCTACGACGAACCTGGAGAACATCGTCGGCTACTACGTCGACCACGTGGGGAACGCCCCCATGATGCTCCTGACGGCGGACGCGGAGCTCGCGAAGGACCGTCTCGAACAGTACATCATTCCGATGCTGCAGCTTTCCGGACTCGGAGGGCTGATTACCCCGGCTGACGAGATCAACAAGCGCCGGACGGGCATCACTAGCAGGCGTGTCGAGTGGCGAGGCGGAGGGTTTCTATTACCGTTCGGGGCGCAGAACGCATCGAAGCTGCGCTCATTCCCGATTCAGATTCTGCTGCGCGATGAGGTCGATGGGTATCCGGACATCGTCGGAAACGACGGGTGCCCGCTCAAACTCAGCGCCGACCGCACCGCTGGATACGAATCCCGACGCAAGATCCTCGACATCTCCACTCCGCTCATCAAGGGGCAGTCGAAGATCGAGTCGCGGTACCTGCTGGGTGACCAGCGAAAGTACCACGTTAGGTGCCTGAAATGCGGGTTCGCCCAAGAGATTCGGTGGCGGCGCACCAACTCAGAGACTGGTGAGGTCACCGGTATCACATGGGAGACCGAGGGCGGGCGCCTCGTCATCGACTCGGTCCGGTACGTCTGCTGCGAGTGCGGGCATCCGCACACCAACGACGACAAGACCAGGCTACTCAGCCCCAACAACGGCGCCGAGTGGGTTCCGACCGCAGTTCCGTCTCATCCCTACTTTCGAAGCTATCACATCAGCGCGCTCTACTCGCCGGTTGGCATGCAGACCTGGGCGGCCTGCGTGCGCAAGTGGCTCGAGGCGTGGGACGACGAGCATAACCGGTCGAGGGACAACGGCCTGCTGCAGGTCTTCTACAACAACGTTCTAGGCGTCACGTTCGAGCAGCGCGGCGAGAAGGTGCGCTTCGAATCGGTCTCGGCGCATCGCCGGAGCGCTTACCACTTCGGTCAGATTCCGAACAAGTGGGCACAACAATCCTGCGGCGGACCCATCGCGGTCCTGACGTGCCAGGTCGACGTTCACGCCAGCAACCTTTCGGTCGCGGTAATGGGCTGGTGTCGCGAGAGCCGATGCGTTCTGGTCCAGTACTGGAAGTTCGAAGGCGATACCGAACAGCTCGACAACCCAGAGACATGGGGGCGGCTCCGCAGCGTCATCGAGACGCGGGAGTGGGTAGCTGACGACGGGAAGGTCTACCGCGTTGCGTTGACCCTCATCGACTCCGGGTTCCGTACCGACCACGTCTACAGGTTTTGCGAGGAGTACAGCGGCGGCGTCTACCCGGTGAAGGGACGCGAGGTAGCGGTAAAGTCGGCGCAACAGCGCGAGTTTTCGAGCTTCACAACGCCCAACGGGCTAACCGCCTATTCCATCACCGTCGATTTCTACAAGGAGCGGTGGTCGGCGGCGCTTCGGCGCAGCTGGGACGGCCAGAGCGTGCAGCCGAGCTGGCACTTCAACGCTCCAGGCGACGTCTGGGACAAGCAGCTCAAGGAGCTGACGGTCGAGACGAAGCACGAGAAGATCAACAAGCTCACGAAGAAGCGGATCGGCTTCGAGTGGCGGCGCCCAAGCGGCGCTCCAAACGAACTTTGGGACCTTCTAGTCTACGGAAACGCGGCGCTCGATCTCATCGCCTGGGACTACTCTGTCGGAACGCTCGCGCTCGAGTTCACGAACTGGGCGGCGTTCTGGGATGCGTGCGTGGGCGAGAAGCTCTTCTTCAAGGAATCATGATCAGTGGCTGACGCAGTTTGGATCCAAGAGCGCATCACGCGCACTCGGGAGACGATCGTCTCCATTGAGAACGCTGTGACGGCGCTCGTGTCTGGAGCCCAAAGTTACACGCTGGACACTGGTCAAACGCGGCAAACAGTCACAAAGGCGAATTTAGCCGAGCTCAAGAACAGCCTGTCATACTATGAGGGAAGGTTGCGAGAACTCGAGGCCGAGCTGGGCGTTCTGACGAACGGAACCGCGAGCCTCTACGTGACCCCTGGATTCTGAAATGTTTGGATTCGGCCGCAAGAAGGACGTTTATGACACGCTCTACGGGAAGGGCGCGCGCTTAGATCCGTCGACTCGTCCCGCCGATCCAGCACCAGGCTCCACGATCGTCGCGGTCAACACACTGCCGGCGGCGTCCCCAAGATTCGGCGACTGGCACGGGGAGAAGTTCCCCGGTGGACTCGGCCCTGCTGACATCCTGTTGACCGACTACTGGACGCTACGGGCGAGGAGCGCGACCCTATTCAAGACCAACTTGTTTGCTCGCGGGCTGATTCGGCGCATCGTCGACAACCTCATCAACACCGGGCTCCACCTCGAGTCGACACCGGAAGAGTCGGTGCTGGGGTACCCCAAGAACGGCCTCAGTGAGTGGTCCGAGAAGATCGAGGTCAGGTTCGGTCTATGGGCAGATACGCCGAAGCTCTGCGACCATTACCACGAGATGACTTTCGGCGAGCTCCAGGAGTTCGCGAAGCGCGAATCGCTGGTGTGCGGCGACATCCTGGTTGTCCTGCGTCAGGACGCGAAGACCAGCTTACCGAGCGTGCAGCTTGTCCCTGGAGATAAGGTCCGCACCCCGTTCTCTTCCATCGGCTCCAAGACTGCCAAGATCGAGCACGGCATCGAGCTCGACGCCGACCGAAGACACATCGCCTACTGGGTCGAGCAAGCCGACGGGACATCGAAGCGGCTACCAGCCTACGGTGAGAAGACTGGGCGCCGGCAAGCGTGGATGGTGTACGGGGCGGACCGTCGATTCTCGGAGGTGCGCGGTGAGCCACTCCTCTCCCTGATGGTCCAGTCACTTCGGGAGATCGATCGGTACCGGGACAGCACTCAGCGAAAAGCCACCATCAATTCGATGCTGGCCATGTACATCAAGAAGGGCGAGGACAAGCCCGGATCGCGCCCGATCACCGGTGCGGCGATTCGCCGTGGAACCGACGTGGCTGCCGACGTAACGGGGACCGCTCGATCGTTCCGCACCATGGAGCAGATCCCCGGGCTCGTGCTCGACGAACTCGCGCACGGGGAGGAGCCTCACGGCTTCCAGCCGAATGGCACCGATGAGAAGTACGGCGACTTCGAGGCATCGATCCTCGCCGGCGTCGCGTTCGCCAACGGGGTCCCCCCGGAGATCTACCGCCTGTTCTTCTCGAGCAACTACAGCGCCAGCCAGGCTGCGATCAACGAGTTCAAGCTCGTCCTGAATCGTGATCGCACCCGGTTCGGTGGTCAGTTCTGCACCCCAATCTATCACGAGTGGACCCTAGCGGAGGCGCTGACTCGGCGCATCGAGGCCCCTGGTCTGCTCGAGGCATGGAGGGATCCGCTTCAGTACGCGACGCTGGCGGCTTGGCTCAAGAGCGATTGGAGTGGGCACATCAAGCCCGCCGTCGACCTGAGTAAGCTGGTCCGTGGCTACAAGGAGATGATTGCCGAAGGACTCATCACGCGAGGACGCGCCACGCGCGAGCTCACCGGAATGAGGTTCTCGCAGGTCGTCCAGCAACTGGCGACCGAGAACGCGCAGCTCGCGGAAGCGCTCAGGCCACTGCAGGAGATGGAAGCCGAGGTTGAGGCCTCGTTCCTTCCCGAACCTGACTCCGATCCCGACGACATCAACAAAGAAGACGACGATTCGGAGCAGCCGCCTAAGCGGACCCTTCGAGTTGTCGGCGAAGAGGATTGACCATGTGGCTACTTAGCCCAGAGAAAGCTAGCGAGATTCGCGCGGCCGTCGCCAAGGGGTCGGTTCCCACGGCTCGCGACAGCGCCGAGTACTGCGCCGCGCAAACCACCGCCGAGCTCGAGACCGTGGCGGCCACGAACCTGCCTCGGAACATGTCCGTGGCTGGGAGCACCGCCGAGATCAGGGTCGAAGGGATTCTCACCGAGAAACCCGACCTCATGGCGTGGCTCTTTGGTGGAGGGAACACCACCTACGCACAGATCCAGGCGTCGCTTGCGGTCTCCGGCGCAGACGCGAGCATCCGTGACGTCGTACTCGACGTGAACAGCCCCGGTGGCACGGTCGCTGGTCTGTTCGAGACCCTTGCGACGCTCGAGGCTTTCCAGAAGCCGATCCGCGTGCGGGCCTCTCGCGCCGACTCTGCCGCCTACGCCATTGCCGCGGTGGCTGGTCCCATTGAGGCAAAGACCCACGCTTCGGAGTTCGGGAGCATCGGCGTTGCCGCTTCGTTCTTCGTCGACGACGAGCTCGTTGACATCACCTCGACCGAGGCCCCCAACAAGCGCCCCGACGTTTCGACGGACGAAGGCAAGGCTGTTGTTCGTGAACAGCTCGACGCCATTCATGACCTATTCGTCGGAGCAATCGCGGACGGTCGCACTCGGTGGGGCAAGGCCCCGGTCACATCGAAGGCCGTGAACGAGAGCTTCGGTCGCGGCTCGGTGCTCCTCGCGAGAGAAGCGCACGCGCGGGGCATGGTGGACAAGATTCCCCCCAAGAAGAGGGCTGGAAATGGCGCGTCAGCCATGGTGGCAGACGCCGATCCAATAGACGCACCTGCATCGTCTGGTGCTGAGGAAAACATGGATATTCAAGTGCTCAAGGCTCAGCATCGCGAGCTTTACGAAGCGGTGCAGCAAGAAGGCGTGGAAGCTGGAGTCAAGCAGGAGCGTGACCGCGTTCTTGCTCACCTCACGTTCGGCGAGAAGTGCGGCGCGATGGATATCGCGACCAAGGCGATTCGCGATGGCTCTGGCCTGACTCTCACTCTCAACGCCGAGTACATGACCGCCGGGCGCAACAAGGTGGACGTGGACGCGCGCCAGCAGGAATCCCAAGCGGCATCCGACGCGCTCGCTGGCGCGCAGCCTGAGCCACAGGCGATGGACCTGGGCGATCAAGTTGTGGCGCTGCTGAAGAAAGAACGAGGCCAGAAGTAAATGGCCAACATCATGATCACCACTTGCGACAGCGGTGGCATTGCGCTCGAGGGCGAGAAGTTCCGGGACGACACGCTGCTCTTCGGCGCAGCCGATACCCTCGTTGCTGGGACCATCCTGGCGCGCAAGCTGGTCTCGGACACCATCACCACTGCCATCACTGGCACCGGGACGCGCGCCTTGACCGCCGCTGCCGTCGCAGGTAGGACGCTCGCAACCGGAGCGTGGACCATCCTCGCGGGGACCCTCAGCTCTGGCGTTGGGACTTGGACTTGTACCGCTCCCAGCGGCGAGACCGAGACGTGCACGACCTCTGCAGCCGGCGGGGACTTGCTGTTCCCACGGCTTGGCCTGTCGGTAGTCGTTGCCGAAACAGGCACGAACTACGTTACCGGTGACTCGATCGCTGTCACTGTGGCGGCCCAATCCGGGACCCCGCTCGTCGTGTTCGCGACGGCTGGCGTGAACGGCGCGCAGGTTCCTGTCGCGGTGCTCACCTACCCGATCACCGTCGCTGCCGGCGGTAGCTTCGCTGCTCGGGTTCTCGTTGCTGGAGAGGTGAACAAGAACCGCCTGGTCATCGACGCGGATGGCACCGGGGCGAACGTCACGGACGCGATTCTGGATGCGTTGTGCAGCCAGGGGATCGTCGCGACGGTAGTCGACCAACTCTCGGCACTGGACAACGGGGCTTCCTAAGTCCTGACACAACATAGCCCGGTGGCGCTGTTCCCCTCGTCGGGCGCGGCGTCGCCTAGCTCCATCCAAAGACTCACAAGGAAAATGTCATGAGTGACAATAGCACTACGCGCCTGATCGAAATGTATCAGGAGGAATCCGAAGCGCCGCTCTTCCTGTCCGGCTTCTTCCGCAGCCCACCGCAGAACTTCCACAACTCGGAAAAGGTCGGCATCGACATCGTCCGGGACGACGAGGACATCGCGATCGTCCTCACCGACCTCAGTGTCGGGGCTCGGGAGAACGAGTCGACCAAGTACGTCAACAAGGAGTTCACCCCGCCGATCTTCGACGAGGTGCTAAACATCAACTCGTTCAGTTTGGTCAAGCGACAGGCTGGGGCCGATCCGTTCATGGATCCGGAATTCAACAGGGTAGCGCTCGAGGAGGCGTTCTCCGGCGTGCGCAAGCTCGAGCGGAAGATCCGGCGCAGCATCGAGCTCATGTGCTCGCAGGTACTCCAGACCGGAACCGTGACGCTCACTGACGCGGCTGGCGTCAGCC